AAACTGACACGGCGCGGGATGCGATGCGGCTTTCAATTTTTTGGCGGCGGGTGACGCTGGGGTCAACGGCGTAGGCGGTTGTCACGATGGTCATTGTCATTGTCCTTTTGTGGCTTTGTCGATGGCGGCGCGGGCTGGGGTCATTGGGCGGCACCCGTGGCGCGTGCGATGGCGGCATTAATTTTGGCAACTACAACCTTGTCTCCAGCGTCATCGGATTCTAGCCAAAGCTTTGTATCCTCCAACGCGGCGAGGAGTTCAGGCGCGGCGGCGATCAATCGAGCGTTCGCGGCCATCTCAGCTTTAGGTGTTTTCTGGTCGTGCCAGAGGTCATTGATGCTTGCGACCAATCCACCGTCCTGCTCTCTGACGTACAGTCCTGTGACGTTCCACGGGCCGGGAGTGTGTTGAGTGGTCATTGTGCTGCACCCGTGGCGCGGGCGATGGCGTCGCGGGCTTCGCGTTTGGTCACAGTCCATTGCTGGTCGACAACGCCATAGATTGTAATTTGTGGGCTATCAATCATCGCTATCAAGTCTATCAGCGCGGCCAACAAATGAGGCGCAGCAGCCATAAGCGCGGCGTTGGCGGCGGCGGCGCTGCGTTCGGGGGCAATGAGCGTTTGAGCGATGAGCGAAGCCCCGGCGATGATGTCATAAGGCCGGTCTATTCCCACAAGGGGCGTTCCTCCTTTAACGTGCCACGGGCCGGGGGTGTGCTTGGTGTGCATAACTTTGGGTTCCTTGGGTTGGGGTGCGTTTAAACGGCAAAGTCGTCATCGGTTTTTTCGTACGTGACTTCAATCCAGCGGGTTCCGCCGAAATTGTTGTTAACGGCGTCTTGGACGGATTTAATTGTCTGTTGATCGATATCGTGGACGTTGAGATGGAATGCCTCGGCGTAGTCGCCGGGGCTGAATAAGTCAGTGTCGGGGCTTGCGAACCAAGTCCAGCCGTCAAAACAGAACGGCATGAGGACGGAGCGGTAGGAAAGGGTAATGGTCATGGGTGCGGTTTCCTTCGGTTGGGGTGCGGGATGGGGTTAAATCGCCCAATCGGGCGTCACGTTGTCGAGCAAGTAGGCTTTGCAATCATCCGATAACGCGGCGGCGGCGGGGCCGTCATCCTGCTGGGGCAAGTCTGTATCGACCAGGTCGCCACGGCTATCAAACTCAAACCAATAGGCGCGGCTATCGCGCAGTTCGGAGCAGGGCCAGGTGGCATTGAAGCAGCGCACTCCGCTGGGGCTTACGCGCACTTTGTTGGGGCTGATGGTTTTAATCATTGTCATTTGCGGGGTTCCTTCGGTTGTTGTTCAGTGGTGGCAATGTGTCACGGTTCGGGGCGGGTGTATAGTGTGGATTGGATTACATCGTTGTAATGTTCAGACGGGCAGTGGGATCGAGTCCAGCGGAAACGAACCTGTATCAGTTACAAATTTTGTCGGGCGTCCGCCGTAGCAAATCAGTTTTAACGAGCCGCTGGGGGCATACTTGCGGATTAGCGGGGGCCAATCCGAGCCGGGGCAGCTAAACGCGAATCTGTCACCGGATTCTGAGGCGACAATTAAAGTGTGGATATTTGATTTCGGTACTGGGGTGAAGGACTCCACCGCGAATTCGTGCGGGCCATTGGGTAGGCGGGCGGGCTTGGGCGGTTTGGGGATGCGGGCGGGCTTGGCGGGGGCTTCGGGTTTGATGCGGAGCAGGTGCGCCCCGTTGCGCTTCGTCAGGTAGGATTCCAAAGCCAGCACGGTGACGGTTTCGGCAGACAGGCCGATATGGCCAGCCAGAATGTTAGCTAGGCGTTCAATCTCAGTTTCCATTTTATACACTCCTCAAAAAGTCGATTGTAGAAGGGGGGGAGTGTAGCGCGGTTTTAAAGGTGCTGTAAATCGGGCTTATTAGGCTAAACTGCTGTTGAATCTCGCTGAATTAACATTGAATAAATAGAACCATAAAACCCAGGCTTTATTGGCCTTTCTTACTCTTATCTTATATATATTCAATATATATTAAAGAAAGAGAAGGGGTAAGTCACACCCTATTTTAGTACCCTCTGGGGGAGGGGTGCGGGTATGTACTGGGGGGGGGGATTAGGCTTTGCAAGAGAATAAATTGAATAAACCTACCTATGTCATTGGCAGGATTAAATAAAAGCCTGATTTTTTTCGGGCTTATAATTTTGAATTAATCCCCGGCCCGAATTGCCTAGGGTTCGGGCGTGTAAACGCCTTGCTCATGGCACGCCCGGATTAGACCCGCCATTGCGCTTTGAATGTCTACTCCCGTTCTGCACCGCTTGGGGTGACGGGACCGCCAATAGGCCGGATCAGGGTATAGGCTCAGGAGGAAGGCTAGGCCGTGCATTTGCATGGGCCGCAAAACTTGGCGCGTGCCATCGGCGCGTTCAATGATGTAACGCCGTTCTGCGTTGGAGGTGATGGCCTCTAGGAATCCCAAGGCGCGATATACAGGCGCGTAGCGTTTAATCGCTGGGGGCGTTGCGGTGGAGGTTTGGAGCATGGGATTTCGTGGGGCCGTGCCCCTCCCCTTGGTTCCCAATGCGTCGGGACGCGAGGCCGCCAATTATACACACGCCCATGGGCCGCGCAATAAAAAACCCCGGCACTAAGGCCGGGGCTGTTGGGGGTGGGGGGGGTGTTAGGCGTTATCGTCGTGTAGGCTATACCGAAGGAGGTCGGCGTCACGTGCTGCGGCGTAGGCATCGGCAACGTCACAAGATCGGTCGGAGGCATCGGCAGCGGCGTCACATGCGGCGTCATATGCGTTACATGCGGCGTCAAATGCGACCATATCTATCACCTGATTTGGTAATGCTGCTAAGGCGGCCCATTTAGCGTCACTCAATCTATCCCTTTTGTACGCTGCTAAAAGTGCGGCATCACTAGCGGCAAGAACGGCGGCATAACTGGGGCGGTTTCTTTTGGTTTTCATGGGTTCATTCCTTCAGGTTCAAGGTATGGGGCGGCACCATGCCGCCCCTTGGGTTTACGCTACGTTAATGCTTCCGCCGCAATGGCAAACCGGCAACCCGGCATCCACATTTTTCTGCGCGGTGCGGCAGGACCACCCGCAATCATCGCATTCCAGCTTGATCATGCGCGTGCCCTGCGTCTTGCGGCCCGACAAAGCGGTGTTAAGGGCGGCGTGCGGGTATTCGCCTAAGGTGCTGGCAAGGTCCGCCAAGTCACTGGCCAGGGCCGGGCCGGGATAGGTGGCGGTCATCTTGCCTTCTAAACCCAAGGCCACCGCGACACGTTTAAACGCGCCCTTGTGGCCGCACTTGAGGCCGACGGCGGCATGCACTAGCTCGTGTAGCAGGATGGCCAGGACCGCGACGGGATCGGACTGCGAGGGGCAGATAAAGATTTCCGTGGTGTTGTCGGCGCTGGCGAGGTTACTCCAGCACTGCCCAATGGCCTTAAGCTTCTTGCCCTTTCCGCCCGCCGGGATGCCGACGGAAGCGCGGACGGCGGGAAGAGGAAACCCCTGCGCAGCAAATAGTGGCGCAAGGTGTTCGGTTGCTGAGGCTAAATAGGTTTCGCGTGTGGTGTGGTTCATGGTGCAATGTTCCTTTGGTTGGTTGGTAGTACCGCCTTAAGCCCCGCTGCATTTCTGCGCGGGGCTGTTAGGGGTCGGGGTGATGGTTTTAAGTTTGCCCGTAACCCGGAGAAAGCGCGGGGGATTCGCTATTGTCTGTCATATCAATGTAGTGGAACTGCACGCCACCGTCAGCCCTGGCGCGGCGATGGCACTGCCAGTATGTGCCGGGGAAGAGCAGCTCCCACGCCTCTTGAAAGGCAGCATAAGCATCGTCACCACGGGCGAACGCCTTCGCGGGGTTATAGTTAAATTTGTTAAGTAACGCTTTAGCTGACTTGCTTGTCAGGTTAGCAAGGTATTCAGTTTGAGCGGTATTCATGATGCAATGTCCTTCGTGGTTGGTTTCAACAATGTCATAACGTCATGTATGTTTACACGTTGCAAGCGCGACATGTCAGCATGACAGCATTGTAATGTTAGCAGAACAATACCTGAACAAATCGCATGTCAGGGTGTCAGGCCACATGGGTACCTGACAGAATGACGCGCTTGCATGGGCCTCTAATGCGATCCTAGCCAATGCGCGAAGCGCACGGGGTGATGTGCGCGTGTTGCGTGTGCATGGTGAAGAGTGACTAATGACTAGACGAGTGTCAGGTGGGTTGACAGGTGTCCAGTGAGTAGACCCCCACCCAGGCACTTTGCACGCGTCGGCGGCGGTCGCGGTGTTAAAGTTAACCCCCTCCCCCCCATTCTCCAATTTTTTTTACAAAATTTTATTTCCCTAAATTCCACTTGCCCCATCCACACTCCGTATGCAATGTGTGTGTACACCACAACATGAGGACTCCATGACCGCACCCAAACTAGACTTGCAGATTCTCAAAGCCCTAAAGAGCCGCAAGGACATCTGGCTGGACGACGCCACCAGCAACCACAAAGGCGCACCCGCCATACGCGGCGTGCAGTTGAAGCGTGCCCGTGAGACGGAGGTACGCGGTGCGGACGGCTACCATCCGTTTACCTACACTGGCTGGCTGTACTACGGTCAGGCGTTTGCCATTGAGACGGAGTCTGCCAAAAGCAAATACCCATTGTCCCCCGACCAACTCGACTGGCTCGATAAGTTCGCCAAGGCCGGTGGTCAGTACATTGAAGCCCGCACCATGCAGGACGTTGACGACGCACTCGGCAAGACCGAACCACAGCCGTGGAATGAGTACGAGATGCGTGTGACGAAGATTAAGTAGCCATGCGTAAATCAAAGAAGACCATGGCCAACAATCCGCCGGAGAAGGCCATACTCGGCCCGAACGCTTACTCGACACTTAAATTCAAACGCGGCCCCAAACCCAAACCGCGCAATTTCCCCGTTGACCCAGACCGCGACAAGAAGATTGCCGAGTTCCTGGCACGGAAGAAAGACAGCAAATGAACAATGTAATTCTCATGCCAGTGTCCAAAGCTATACCAGTTCCTGTTCGGGTTACGCTCACGCCGTTTGAGATGTTCATGTCCAACACCATCGGCTCGGCCCGTAGGTTCAAGTGCATCACTGAGGGCAAGAAGCCGCGACATGGTTTTGAGTCTGAAGACACTTGGCAAGTTGATATTGAGTCGGCACGCACTGAAATGTCGGTTGCCAAACACCTGAACATTTTCTGGTCTGGCGATATTTCCAGCAATCAATCTGCCGACGTTGGGCCTTATCAAGTTCGGTCACGCAATTTGAACCCTGATAATTACAAACACAAACCTGGTTCGTTGATTTTGCATCCAGACGATAAAGACAATGATTTGTTTTTCTTCGTCATTGGCACGAATGGAATCTACGACATATATGGTTGGATGTATGGCCGTT